TGTGACCATGCGTAAAGCTAACCTTCTTACCTTTTATAATTAATGTCTGATGAAATCCCTCTGGAATGTTTACCTCAACATGTTTATATCGTTCCTTGTTAGCAGACATAATCTCATTACATATCTGTAAGTGCATAGTATCAGAGTTATCCAATCTATTTGTAGCAACTTGACCTTTACTGGTCCTAGTCATCTCACCATGATTACCTGGCACACCTGCCAATATTAATTTAGGTGCGTGTGGTAAGAATGTGTCAATAGTTTTCATAATCATTGACCTAGCTAATGCGTATTGTTCTATAAGTGACAACTCTACATTGTGTGGTTGTGATTCGTAGAAGTGTGGAGTACAGTTTTCTGTAAGGTCACCTAATCCCACCATGTATATTTCATCTATCTCTACACCTAACTTGCGTAAATCTTTTATTCTATTTACACCATCTTGCAAAGCCCTATCATATCTTTTGATAGTATTCTCTACTCCATAGTCACGCTTACCAAGCTGCCAGTCAGACATAAACCACATGAACGCAGTGTTACCTGCATTGAATTTTTTAGTGATAGGTGGTTTTCTCTTTGCTTGTTTAAATAATTCCTGGAAATACTTATCGTGTCCAGGTCGCTTCTTCTTTACTATTCCTTTAAACGCATAAAAGGTTTCAGTCTTGCCACCTTTCAGTTGGACATTCCAACTGGATGCACGAACTGACCCTTCTATTTCGTAATGTTCTGGATTGAAACCCCATTCTTGCAGAATAGAATCAAATTTGTTTCTGTAGTCTGGGTCTGTACCAACATGAGTTATTTCTCCTAACCCAGTTTGTTCATTAACTTCTAGCCCTGGTTGCCACCCTGACTTATAAAAGTTATTACCCCAATCTTCAGGTATATTAGGCATGATACCTCCTTTGCCCTGTCAATATCATTATACAGGGCTTGAAGGACAAATTGTTTATTTAGATATTTGTTTTTTAGCGTATGTCTTGACAACTGCTAGTGCAGCACCACCACCTGCTAACGCAGCTAACTGAATAGTTTCAGCTTCTACGCCAACTAAAGGTGCGACTGTTAATGCACCTATGAACGCTTCAATGAAGGTCCAGGCAGTTCGTTCAAGCATATCTTTGAGGTCATCACTCATTTTGTAACTCCATGCTTCGTTCCAAGGAGTCCACCATAAGTCCTTCTTGAACTTACCCTCTTGGTTTCTTCTTCTATTATTTTTTTCAAATAAATCTGACATTATTGTATTACCCTTCCACTAAGTTTTGATTTAATTGTCAAAACATTTCCATTTATTTCCTGCAATTTATCATAAACTGTGGTAGCTAACACTGTGTGGTCTTTACTTGCATTGTCTACATCTTTTTCTAACAATTTATTTATTGTTGTGTATTCAATACTGACTGGCTTACCTTGTAGTAATTGACCTGCCACTTTTGCATACATTTTTTTGTACGCCACAGTGCTGCTGCCGATAAACCCATCCTTAGATACTTCTAAGTCTTGTTGTGTTTCTCCTACAATCAAACAACCTGATGTATGTTCATCAGTGTTACCAGTGTGTATAAGAATATAGGTAAAGTTAGGCACATCTTGTATGTGTAACATACCATAGTGTGCATTCTTATATCTCTCTGAATACTTAGCGTGGAATCCACCAGTTTTTCTAAATTGTATATCGTATGTACCTTCAGGTATGCAGGTTTCGTGCATAACTTTTACTGCTTGATACTGGTCCTCTAGTGTATAACACTCAAAAATACCATCTATAAATAACAACCCATTAGTTGCATCTGTTCCGAATTGTGTTCTAACTACAGTCAATTTCATTACTTACCTCCACAGCAACCACTACCACAGCAGTCCATATTTATCTCCTAATCTCTAAAGCTAATTGTTAATAACCAAACAGCTAATGTAATTATAGTAGCAAGTCCTGTGATTTGCTGTGCAGAACCAGTTAGTGTAAGCGTAGCAATAACTAAACCAACCAAAGTCCAACTAAGGTTAAGTGTTTCTTTTATTGCTGCTATAAACCAGGTCCATAACTTCTTTATCATAGACTTCTCCTAAATACAAAAGCTGCCATAGTAGCTATTCTAGTCAAAATAACTGGCACTACCACCTCTTGTGCTTTTTCTTTTTGGTCTTGTGTCATATCTTCTCCTATATTGCTTATAGTTATACCTTCAAAATCTAAATCTACAAATGTTTCTATGGGATTTTCTAAAAAGTTTTCGTATTGTACCTCTGTTACAACATCAGCAAGTGTGTAATTCTCTACATCTGCATTCTCTACAGCTCTCTCTACATACTCTTCTACTGCTTCAGCTACTGCTTCATCTTCTTTTACTGCTTCAGCAATAATCTCAACATCATCTTCTTCTACTTGTAATACTTCTGCTACGACTGCGACTTGCTCTTCAGATAAATCTTCTACATTTTCTATAGCTTCTTCAACAACAGCTTGTACAACTTCTTGCACTTCTTCTGTAGCTTGGTCCAGGTTTTGTACACCAATGTCATTGACTTGCTGTATAACTTCTATTACTTCTTCAGTAGTAACTTCTTCTATGACAATATCTTCAATGACTTCTTCTACTTCAGCAACCTCAACAGCTACTTCTTCTTCAGTAAGTTCTTCTACTTCTTGTACAACCTGGTCTTTGACATCTTCCTCTTGAACTGTTTCTTCTCTGATGATGTCATCTCCTGGTATCTCTTTATCCAACTCATCTTCAACAACCTCTTCTTCAATAACAATAACTATATCTTCAGGGATGTCCTCAAATATAATTTCTTCTTCTTCAAACTCAAACTCTTCTTCAAGTTCCTTAACATCAATCTTAACTTCCTCTTCAACAATATCTTCTTCTTTGATAGGTTCAATATCTTCCACTTCATCTTCAAGTTCCACTTCAAGTACCACATCATCATCATCAGGAAGCTCTTCTTTGGTATCGTATTGTTCTTCATCTTCTATAATTATAACTTCTTCTACAGGTTCTTCTTCAGGTATATCACAATCTCCACGCTCTATTTGTGCATCTGTCATATAACAACCATACTTTTCTTCATTAGCTTTACGCTGTTCATCACGAATAGAAGTTTCCTCTTCTTCCTTAACTTTAGCTTCCTCAATTTCACGATTGTATCTTTCACTATTAGTTTCATAAATACCTGTTTCAGCAAAGTTTTTTTCTTCTTGTGTAGGTTCAGGTGGTTCAGGAGGTAAAGTTGTAGTTGTTGTAGTAGTGGTTGTAGTAGGCATAATATACTTAAAAGATATGTCATCTAACAATGACCAGTCATTAATTGTTATAGTAAAACTTTGTATAAAGGTATCTAAGGTATCGTAAATATTGTAAACAACATCCTCAAACATTGTCTGCACATTACTATTATCTTGTCCTTCCAATACATTTGTCTGCGTAGTTTCATCTGTATGTGTGTATTGCACAGTGCCATCATTGTTCAAAGCACCAATTCTAAAACCTACTTCGTATATCTCTATCTCTAATTCTTCTTCATCTACTGTAGTGGTTTCAGGTAATGTAAATGTATAGTCATTACTGTCATTACCATGCTGTTGGTAATGTAGGTTCATGTGAAAATCTGTCATACCACAACAAAACCAGTTGCCATTACTGTGTATATCATCTATTTGTATATTGTTTTCAATCTCATTACCTTGAATATCTAATTCATCTTCAGGTAACTCTATATCTGTAGATTGTTCCCATTCAGGAATAGTTGTGGTAGTTGTAGTTGTAGTGGTTGTAGTAGTAATTTCTGTTTCTTCAGGAACTGTAGTAGTAGTTGTAGTTTCTTCAGGACCATCAAAGGTTTCTACTTCTTCTACTTCTCCTGGGATAGTCGTAGTAGTAGTGCTAGTAGTAGTAGTGGTAGTAGTATCTGAAGTATCTGTATTACTTTCATTAGCATATAAAGGTAATGGTAGCAGTAAAAAGACTGCGAAGAGAACTCGCAGCATTACATTACAATCGCTGCAACAACTCCACCTAGTGCTACGAGTAGCGTTAATACTTTGTAAAACTCTGCTTTATCTAGTTTTGCATCTAGTTTTTCTTCTAATCTATCAAGTCTTTCAATGACCATATTGAGTAATTCCTTTTGTGTGTAGCCATTGTTGTTTGTCATTTATGGTAAGTCATCTTCCTGAATAGGTGACATCCAATCCCATTCTTTATCCCAGTCTTGTGGTGTAGGTGTAGCTAATCTTTTAAGATATGCTGCTACTTCTTTACAACAATAACCGAAAATGAAACCGAATAAAAAATCCATAGAGGACATTATAGCATACTAGATATAACTTTTAGGTTTCCTACTAATTATTCCTGGTGCATATTTATGAACATGAGTTCTTAAAGTGCTTAATGCTCTTATGTTTCTAAAATAATCGTAAGTCTGTTCATTCATTTTTTTGTAATTCACATTACAATTTTTATTAAACATTAAGTAATAAAATGGCTTGTCTTTTTCAAATTTTATTACAGCTTTTTTTTCAGGATTATTTATTACAAAACCAGGCACTACTGTTCTAAGCCATTGATTTATATTAAAAGAACCAGTTACAAAAGTTAGATTTTCTGTATATATATTAGGTGGTAATAAATGTATATGAGTATCAGGTTCGTTAGTATAAAAAACATAAGGTATTTCTAGTTGAAAATTGTAAACACCTGTAGGTGTGATTGCTAATGTAGCTAATTCATTCATAATATCTACATTTTGTTTATTTTTAACTAACCCTTTATCAAATGTAAATTCATAATCTAACTTGTCTATAGTATATACAATATCCATAGGAGAATTAACATAATATAATTGATTACTCATTGTAGGAACAGAAGGACAACCTAAATTTTTATCAACAATATAAGGTTCTACATTATTAAAATAACCTTTAGGTATGTGATTATTAAAATCAGATGTTTCTATATCATAATAAATATCTATTAATTTATTTTTGTTGAATAACATTTTCCACCTTTTTTATTTATTCAGGATATTCTACTAAATCCCAACTTGTAGTATCTTCGTTCCATGAATAATTTTTACCATCACCTTCACTACCTCCAGGATATGCTATAGGTGCTTCCCATAACCATATTGTTTCATTTAATGTCCAACTGTCATAAGGTTTTTGTGGAATAAATACATCATTTTCAGTGTCATATTTCATACTAGGTCCTGCATAATTACCTCTAAAAGCAGTGCCACCTAATGAATGCTCATTAGCAAATGTGTTATAAGATGTTCTTTTACAATCATTTACAGAGTATAAATCTTTGTACCAAGTTTCCCAATCTGTATATCCATCAGGTAAATCACTTGTGTTATCTTCTTCAGCACCTGATATTACTTGTGTAACAATATTATTTTCATCTAGTAAAGCATAATGTGCCATTATGTAAAACTCACAGTTCCACTTGATTCTATTTGAATATATTTATCTGCACCATCTGTTTGTTCACCTGCAGTAGAAGCAGCACCACCTGCAAGAGTAATTGTGTATTGGTTAGGATATCTTAAAATTACAACACCTTTTCCACCTGAACCTGCTGCACCTTCATCACGACCTCCACCACCTCCTCCACCACCAGTGTAAATTGTGCCTGAAGAAAAAACTGGACCACCTTGTCCACCACCATTACCACCACCACCATTACCACCTGGTGCTGAATATGAGCTATAAGAACCACCTGCCCCACTACCACCTCTAAATACAGCAGAACCTGTTATGGAACTTTCTAAACCTGCTCTACCTGAAGCACCATTATTACTACTTGTTGAACTACCATTTCCACTAGCACTTCCACCTGCACCACCACCTTGTCCACTAGGCCAACCTGAAGTAGCAGAGTTACCACCATTACCACCTTGATTAGCTGTACCAGTACCACCAGTACCAAATAATCCACCACCACCACCTGAGCCACCATTAGCACCTGTAGTAATGTTTCCATATAATGTAGCACCACCTGCACCACCACCAATAGAGGTTATTGTGTCAAATACTGAATTAGAACCATTGTTACCTCTGTTTAAACCATTGTTACCACCACCACCACCAACAGTAACAGTGTAAGATGTTGATATAGCTCTACTTAATGGAGTTTCTGTTGATGTACTATCTCCTGAAGTTTCTGAAGCGTATGAGTTACGATAACCACCTGCACCACCTCCACCACCAGTTTCATAAAATCCTCCACCATATCCAGGACCACCACAACCACCACCTGCAATAACCAAATAAGATATTTCTAATGGTGGTCTTGCACCTGATAAAGCGAATCTACCTGCACCTAATGGCATTAGAAGTCCTGTATAGCGTTAAGTAAAGGTGTTCCTGCATTTACAAAAATAAATGTAAGCACATCAATTTTACTTGTTCCAGTACTCATAGTAAATCCTGCTGCACCTGATGTCTTAGCAGTAACATCTCCACCACCATTAACAGTAACTGCGTTTATAGCTACTGTTTTTGCTGATGAAGCGTGTTGTGTAATAACTAAAGTTATAGCACATGTACCTGCTGCAGGTATGTTTGTAAAATCTATGTCTGTTACATTTTCAGTAAGAGTAATTGTTGCTACATTACCACTTAAAGCATTTATTGCTACAACTCCTGATGAACTTGTAACTGCTTGTGTTTTTTCGTTGTAATTTGGTAATAGTAATCCATCTGTATTAGAAAATTCAGCAAGTCCATCTGTATCTCCTGCTGTATTCGTAGCATGTACTGGTCTAAATTCTGCCATTTATTTTCCTTAATTAATTAAATTTATATTGTCTACTGTACCATCAAATTTAACAAAACTCAATGTTCCTCCCATAGTAGATATATTGTCTGTGCTACCATCTGCTTCTGTAAAACTAAGAACATTGTTAGCTACCTCTATATTATCTGCACTACCACTAGCTAGTACAAATTTAAGTACATCTGTTATGGTTATATCTTCATCAATAGGTAAATTACCAATAGTATCTATAAGTAATGAACCACCTTCTTTGAGCATCATTAACATTGACATTAGTTAAAATCCTGTAAAGCGTTTAAATATACATCTGTACCTGCATCAAAAAATAAAAATCCTAGTATATCTGTACGACTTGTAGTTGTTGTCATAATATAACCTGAACCACCAAAAGGAGTTTTTGCAGTTTGATGACCACTACCATTTACTGTAATTTGATTTATAGCAACTGTTTTAGCTGATGAAGCGTGTTGTGTAATTTTTAATGTAAAGGTTGATGTTCCATTTAAAGGTACATTTTTAAAATCTATATCAGTTACATTTTCTGTAAGAGTAATAGAACCTGTATTTCCATTTGCTAAATCTATTGTAATAACACCTGATGATGATGTTAAAGCTACATCTGTTTCTACAAAGTTTTTTAAATTACTACTAAGTAAATTTAAATGACCTTCACCACCCATACCTGAATGTGCTGTACAATAATAATATAATTTAGGTGTATTTGCATCATTTCTTCCAACTGTTTCAGGAGTTATTTCTATTTGTGTATAAGCACCTGCACTACCAGGAGTTCCATTAGTTGTTACATTAGTTGTATATTCAGAACCTGAATTGTGTGAACCATCTTTGGTTGTAGAAAATCTAAAAGGATGTCCTGAATTAGAACTATCTGATTGGTCAAACTTATATTTAAAACCTACTTTTAAATCTATTGCTATCTCTCTAGTTCCTGCACCAGTATCTGTTCCTGATAAAAAGTAAAATACATTTTGAGAACCTGAACCATCATCTGCAACTTTGACATCTATTTGTATTGTTTGTGATGCAGTACCACCAGTAATGCTATCTATTTGTGCTTGTATATTTGAACTTGCATTATTTAAGTATTGAAACTCTGTATTACTTACAGACTTATCTGCTATAACAGCAGCATCAATACTGTTTGTACTATCAGAAATTGTTTTATTTGTAAAAGCTGTAGTGGAAGTCGCTGTAGGTAAAGCATCTACTCTATCGTGTACATCTTCAAACATCTCTTTAACTACTGCCATACGAACTACAGTTCCATCTACATGTGTAGGGTCAGTAGTATGTCTACCCTCTTTATCCCTAGTCATAGCAGATACTGTTGTTCCTGATGCTGCAGTTACTTCTACTACTTCTCTATTTGATGCGTTGTCAGGGTCTATAACTAAATAATAAGGTGCAGCTATAGCTGATGTTCCATCTGATGTAGGTGCTGCTGTAAGTGTCATAGCAGTAGCACCTGATGCTAAGATACCATTTAATGTTGTTTCAAAAAAGTTACTTAAATTAGTTTCTTGTGCTGTCATTTAACTTCCAAATCTCATTATACCTAATGCGTTTATACCAAACACATTTGTACTTGTCACATCTGTAACAGTAGGTTGTCTAGTTCCACGCACAGTAATTATAGCATACTGTGTAACGCTTCCTCTTTCAACATTAGAATTAATTGGATAACTTATTCTTTCTACTACACCTTTGATAATTTCTGCAGGGTCAAATAATTCTAAGGTAACACTGTCACCTTCTTTACTACGAAGTGCATTGTACAATACATCTCCTAATCCTTTTACTTTTATAGGTTTTCTACCAGGTCTTTCTACTCTATCAGAAACATTTATTGGTATCTGTGCTACTACTAATTCAGGTCTTGCTAATGCA